CTCTAGTCAAAGACATTGGTAGTGTAATAGAAATGTTACATGATACTCCTTTTAAAGGTCATCGAAAAACGGTTAAAGGTCGTGGGTCCTCAAAAGGGACCAAACCTTCAGCTCCGACATCGATGGCTGATTTCGAAATTCAAACAGTTGCTTACATGCCTATTCAGCGTGTACAGTTAATTGCTGATATTGTTATCGAGGATCCAAACGTCTTTAGGCTAAATCAGTTGGGTTTTGTCAACCCGGCTGTTATAGCGTGGGAGTTAGTACCTTTCAGCTTTGTGGTTGATTGGTTCTCGAACGTTGGTATGGTTTTATCCAGCTATACTGACTTCGTTGGCATGTCGTTGCAGAACGCATGTACTACATCTTATGCCGAATATCACGACAACTTCTATTATAAGGGTCACGATCCGAACAACTGGTATGGGCGTATAATAGCGCCTTACTCTGAACGGAAAGCGGTTACTGTTAGAAGAAGCCAGGGGATAACCATGCCCAATCTGGTGCTCAGGCCTCCTAAGTGGCCTAGCGTCGTTCGCGGTGCAACTGCGATATCACTGCTCTCCCAATTTCTGGGAAAACACTGACAGCAATTCCGCTGTTAGTGAACAAACTACCTTATGGAGTTTTAAATATGCCTAGTATGGCCGCTATCACCGTCAAGAAAAATGACGGCACCACTGATCAGATCTGGACAGCTGTCCAGAAGTCGGGTGGTGATAAATCGCCCGCAATCTGGCGTAACCAGTCTGTTGGTATTGCCCCAGCTTTCCAACCCGAGATGAAGATGACAAGCCGTCCCAATGGGGATGGCTCCGTTCGTCGCATCGAAGGCCAGATTGATTGGAAGCAATCCGCAACTGGTACTGACAACATCATGCGCAAGGTTAACGTTGGCCACTTGAAGTTCGAAGTGGTTGTTCCGCAAGGAATGCCCACAGCGGATCTCAATGAGTTCGCGTCCCAAGCTAGCAACCTCCTCGGCAGTGCTTTGTTTAAGAGCTCCGTCAAGGATGGTTTCGCCCCTCAGTAATTTTATTAAAGACTGAGTGGATGTATGTCAAACTTTATCCCACGTGAAGTGAGTAAAGTGGCCCTCGCTCTTTGCGACGGCCTCGCCGGATCTAGGAGCGATCAAGTAAAAAACTTAATCGCGACCCAGAATTGGGATGAACTCGTTACTTTAACTTGTTCACCGAGCGCTTATACAGATCCTGAAAGCTATTTCAGGGATGCAGCTTGTATCTCCTTTCTGAGGAAGTATGAGTCTCTGCCAACGACTTTCGATCGCAAGAAAAATGCGGTTAAAAAGTTTTTTGATGCAGAACGTAAGTGTTTTCGTACTAACCAACGTCTATTACCCTTCCTCCATGGGACATTTCAGCCCGGAGAGGAAGCGATCCTTGCTTTCATTAAGCAAGTTCGGAAAGAGGTAACGTGGCTAATTGGTGAAAGGCCGCCGAGTAACCCTCGTGGGAAATTCGGCCCTGGTGCGACGTTCAGCGATCGGGGTGGTCTCACAACCATCCCGGATAAAATGCAAACACGTCCCGAACTCACTAGGGGTGCGTGGCCTTTCTTAATGCCCTGGGGGGGAACCCTTTGGGCAAAGGCCGCCGCGTCCCGCGGTGATTCTATCATGTTTCAGGAAGGGAATCGTTTTACTACGGTTCCGAAGGATAGCGAGACAGACCGTGGAATTTCCATTGAATGTTCCGTTAATCTCTTCTACCAACTCGCGTATGGTAACGCGATGAGGGAAGCCCTGAGAAAGAACACTAACAATCGTGTAGTGCTCGAAAGTGCGCAGACAATTCACAGGCAGGTCGCCCGTGAAGCCAGTATAACTGGCGCGTTTGCAACGATAGATATCACACAAGCTAGTGACACCGTATGCAAGAGTTTAGTGGCTCTTGTGCTCCCGATCAAATGGCATGAAGTGCTAGATGATTTGCGATCACCTAAGACTACCATCAACCAAGATGGTGTTAACAAAGTGGTTGTATTGGAGAAGTTCTCTTCAATGGGTAACGGTTATACTTTCGAACTTGAGACAGTCATATTTATGGCTATCTGCTGTGCAGTGATGCGACTACGGGGCACAACCCCGAAACCCGGCATCAATGTATACACGTTTGGCGACGATATCATCGTCCCAACCGAGTTCGCGAGCGAAGTTATTTCTGCTCTTCGATACCTCGGAATGGACTTCAACCCGAAGAAAACCTTTGTGGATGGACCCTTTCGTGAAAGTTGTGGAGGAGACTACTTCAGTGGCGTGGACGTACGTCCATTCTTCCTGAAGAAAGAAGTCAATGAACCACAACACTATATCGGTATGGCTAACGGGATTAGGCGTATGGCTCTTACAGGCCATCGCGCTGAGTACCGTTGGCATCGTGTTATGCGTGCTTGGTTTAGCGCTTTGGATTCAATTCCGGAGCGCATCAGGCGTTGTCGAGGTCCTTCGGAACTCGGCGACATTTGCATACACGACGAAGGCGCCAACTGGGAAACCAGATGGCGTAGCAGCATCCGCTATATCAGAGTCTATAGACCAGCCAATTACCGGAAGGTAAAATGGACGGTTTTCGATCCCGATGTAGTACTAGCTGGAGCCTGTTACGGAGTCGGTGGAGATGACGCAAAGGGGAGGCATGATAACCTCGTACCGCGCGATTCAGTCACCGGCTACAAAACAGGTTGGGTGAGCTTCAG